TATATTTTTTATATTTTGTATTGGTACTTCTTCATGTACTGATTGTGTATTATATGATAATCTTTTTCTAAAATATACTTTAAGTGGCTCGTCATTATGAATGAAATCATAACACCATTTATAAAATTCTTCTTTTGTTTTTAAAGACTTTATCCTAATATCATCAAATTCTAATTTATCCCACAAATTGCTTATTTGTTTTGTTTGAACAAAATCTTTAAAAGACAATGGATTTATATCTTTTCTTACAAGATTAATAAACTCATCTTCTATATAAATCTTCACAACTTCACCCAAAAAATGATTCTAACGAACTCATATTCTCTGACTTCCATCCAATAACATCCAATATATTCTTAATTGGCTGCAGAAACGATTTATCGAATTGTAAGTCATAATCTATATATTTCTCTAAACCAAACTCACTCGGCAAGACAGTTGCAATAGCAATCACATTCTCACCGAGTATGTTTGGCTCTTTCAGATATGCAAACTTAATCTTTTCTCCATCACGGATTAATTGATATTTCTTTACTAAGTTTTTCTCCTTTAAATGATGGTTATACAATAAAGTACCCCGAACATGAATTGGAGTAGCTTTAATGTAAATATCTTTTGAAGATTTATATTTACTCAAGCCTTTGACTGATCTTGGAAATGCAATATCACTAAACTTCAAAGTCTTGAAAGTTTCTCTATAATCTTCAATAGTTTTTATTACTGTCTGCTCATCTGTATTGATAATTGTCTTTATCAACGATTGTATGTTCTCCCGACACCATTGAGGGGTAGAACTTCTGACACTCTCAATACCCATTATCTTTAATTTAGGTTCTTTGTATCTTACACCCTCAGAATCATATACATTTAAAATGTATCGTTTCTTAGCTGTCCAGATACCTTTGTCAGCTATCGACTCTCTTTTCATCACCATCTTCTGCTCGTATGAATTTACATACGAATGAAGAACTTTATAACACTCATCAATATATGGTTCAATCCTATCTTTGCACATTTTATCCAAGAACATGATAACTTTCTCAGTTTCAGCTCCCTCTCCCCACACTTCATTAACCAACTTATCAAACGTGATATAAATGCTATCTGTATCCGATGCGATAACATAATCTCTATCTCCTGTTTTGAGTAAATCGTTGATGAATTTATTTATATACTTTTCGATCCATCTAATCGACAACTGACCAGACATAGTAACGGCTTCTGCCTGTTCAGGAGAATAATACAAGAAATACTGATTGGCCAATGCACCATAGGCGCTATTTAAGAGTATCTTTTTAGCCATCTGGACATTATTAAATTTTGCTATATTATTTACAACTTCTTCTTTATTTTTATAATTTCCATCCTCCAATCTCTGCTCTTCTTCAAGCATTTTCTTTTTGTAAATAACTCTTTCATCATACATAGATTTCATTAACTTTGGAAGAAATCCTTGACGTTTTGTTGAGAAATGTTGACCATTTGGAGTCAACGTCATTTGATGTTCTTTTAAATATTTTGTATCTAATTGCTTATTCAGTAAGCCTTTGACTCCATCTTTATATTTTATCTTGAGAACTTCATCATCTGAAATCATTTCTGGACTGATATTGTATTGCTGAATTAAATGTGGATAAAGAGAATTTAAGTCAAATGATACTACCCATTTATGTAAACCAACATGAGGTTCTTTTACATATCCACCCTCAATGCCACCTTTTGTTTCTCCCTTATGCCGTTCCTGTGGAACAGCTATATTTTGTTTTCTCAAGAAATTGTAAATAATAGTTTCCCAGGTCTTAACTGGTGAAAATACATCTTCAAAATTAATCTTGGATTCATAGGCTATAGTTATGACCAAATCCAATAATTTCATCTTATCGTCTAGTTTTTTAACAATCTCAACGTCTTTTATATTATATTCTATAAACTTTTGATAATCTGTTTTATATAAATCATACCCTTGCATTTCATCATCTGTAATTTTTCCCATGCCAAGCTCCACTTGGCCTATATAATCCAGACGATATGATTCTCTTGCCTTGTAAGTATATTTTTTATATAAATCAATATAATCCAGAGTAGATATGCCGATAATCGTATAATACATATTATCACGGCCTGCAATAACTACATTCTTATCGACTACTCTTTTAATTGGTGAAAGATACTTGGCTTCAATATCAAGATATTTCATTCGATTGACAATGTATGGAATATCAAAGAATTTACAATTCCATCCAGTAATGATATGAGGCGGATTATCTTTCCACCAATCCAAGAAAACTTGCATCATTTCTTCTTCATTATCTAAACGAAAATACTTAATATTTTTATCTGGTATATAATCACCAGTACCAAAAACATAATATGTATCGTTAATGCTGTTATGAACTGTTATTGCTGTTATTGGTGCATTGGCCAAACGAATATCTGGAAAGCCATCATCTGAAGCAACCTCAATGTCAAGAGTATATATTAATATTTTGGATTTATCCCATTGAACATCATCAGCGTATTGCTCAGATAAAAACTGAAATACATAATTTGTATTACCAAAAATCTTATAATTGGTAACACCTGAATATTGGTCAATAAAATCTTTACACTCTTTTATTGAAGGAAACTTTATATCAGCCAAAGGCCGATTATCTAATGTTTTAAAATTTGCTTTTTCTTTTGGGGCTGGAACATAAAGAGTTGGTTTGAAATCAAATGTTTCAGAATATTCTTCACCCTTATTATCTATTTCACGAATATAGATTTTATTGAATACTTGACTTGCGTAGGTATAGAATTTCATAGTGTATATATTATATCAAAAAAAGGTTCGTAATGTAAGGAAAAGCTTAAGCAATAAGCCCACCACCATCAGTAGGAACCACTATACCTGAGCCAAACATACGATTGTATTCATTAACAATCGTAGAGCTAGGATTAGCTACAACGTGTATCTGTGCTTCTTTTAATTTGTATTCTTTATCTTCGGCATATGGAAGCCATGGTTGGAAAGCTATTTTATTTTTATCCACGGGAATCATTACAACAGGATTTTTTATTATACCTGCTTTATCGTCCCATTCACCTATAATTTCTTCACCGCTTATCATCTTCACGATCTTCACATTCATAATATCGCTCCTCATTTTCTATAAAAGTTAGTTTACATAAAATAACATTTTTTCTACTTATCTTACCATCAAGTTTTTCATCAGATAAACCAGCATCATTACCAAGTTTATCTTCAACCCTTCTATCAATCATATTACCTAATACACCAGCTGCTGTATTTAAAGCCAATTCACTAGCAGTAGTACAACTAGTAATAATAATAATACTACATAATAAAAGAATTTTCATATTGCAAAATCATCATCATTTATTTCAAAAGATTTTTCTTTAGGTTCTTTAGTTGTTTTTATTGATACATTACCAATAGTATATTTAGCTTGTAAATCCCATTCACCCTTTTCACTAAAAGGAAGAATTTTCATTTGTCGAATAGAAGTAGTTGGTTGAGCCTTTTCAGGTACAACGATCTCAACCAAGTCCCATTCGTTCAAAAGATTTACAACGGTATTTCTACGTTCAATATCGTTCTCAGAAATGTTGGTAGGCTTTCCATCAAGAGCAAACAACTCTTTAAAATGCACAATATAATATTTACCTTGTTTGTGTAGTATATGGCAAGATTGAAATAACTTTTTTTCTCTGCGCGAGGCTATTCCAATTCGTGTGAGTGTTTCTTTGACTTTTAGAAAATCATCATCTTCTTTCAATCGAACTTCTATCATATCTTCGATTGACCACTTAACATTATCATTCATTGTACTGTTCCTTTCAAATCAACTGTTTTTATAGAATATAATACATTATATAAGTATTTATAATATTACTTTCCTCCGCCCTTGAAGAGCTTATTTTTGATGTTTTTAATATCTTTATCAGATAAAACTGACAAGGCTGTAATTGCCTTATCTGTACTGTACTTATAATACTCTTTTATAACTTCCATGTTCTCATACTTCTTGCCCTTGACCCACCATTTCTTAGGTCTCTTTTTCTTTGCTATGGACAAATTAAGAAAATCATAATGCAGTTTATCATTTACATCTGGATATTGATTCAAATAATTGACATAATGTATTAAATCATTATGATATGATAAAGTACGATTAATCAGAAATGGTTTATAATCTTTTCTATCTGGTACTTCTTCATCATACTTATCTT